ACGTAGATAATGGCAAAGATAGCACAAGTAATAACTAGACCTAGTAAAGAATATGATTTGTTTACAGCAGAGGCACAAGTTAGAGATCTTGATGCTATTGTAGAAAAATTAAACACAACGTTTCAAGAAGAACTAAAAGAGGAAGTAGAAGCATTTAACTTCTTTATTAACTAATGGCTAATTTATTTAAATTTGTAGGAACAGATAATAGCACATCAGGTAGTGCCATAAATCCTTTTGGCACTAATAATCCTTTAACAAATGAAACATATGTAATTAAATCTATTTTAGTTACATCTGAAGGGACACCTACTGTCACGGTTACAAATAATAGTATTACAGCTATAAAATCAGCGGCATTAACAGCAAATGTTACAACAGAATTACTTACTCAACCGTTGGTAGTTGAGGGTGGTAATACTTTAACCATACAATCAAGCAACACAGATTCGTTTGATGTGGCGGTTAGCTACTTAAATATTAAAAAAGAGGTAACAACATAATGATTGAAATACAACCGGATAAGATTATAGAAAAGATAACTAACAAGAAAACAGGGGAAAAATACAAGAATGATTCTGAGTGGAAAGCAAAAGG